AAGAGATAATATTATATATGAAGGTTATGTATATACAACACAAAGTCCATATAATCATGATTATAGTAGATATTTACGTATTAACACTTATAATATAGATTCTAATTCTTATACCAATATCAGAGATACTTTAGTTGGTGATTCATATAGTTATGATTATGGAACAACAGATGGTAAATTTTCTATATTTAAAGACCCTTCAAATAATATAGTTTTTGTAACTTATATGCTTTATGATAGATTTAGATGGTATAAATTAGATTTAAATAATAATATTACATCAGGAGAAAATAAGGAATATACTTCTTGCAGTATACCAATAGGTTTTCAATATGAAGATTATTTCTTTTTACAAGCATATTACAATGATGGTTATCATCTAACTCGAGGTAGTTTTGGTAAATTAACATCATCATATTATACAATAATGGACTCAATAGGAACTATTCCTACTAATTTATTTGATTTAATAAATTATATGACACCACAAACGCAAACAACTACACCTTATTATGCCTTTGGAACTTTTAAAACTAACTTTGATAATGAATTAATGTATTATATTGTTGTCGATACTCAAATATGGTCTTTTAATCCTAATGGAAACATATTTACAAAACTTGATATTACATTACCTTTTAGTAGTCGTAATGGTGTAGCTCAAGTTGGTAATCAAGTTTATATTTTTAATTCAAGTTCTATTTATGTAATAACTTTTATTGAGTATAAAAATGTATATAACATTAGTAATAATAGTGGTGATGTTATATATAAAACACTTACCGGACAATCACATATTAATAAATTAAAGTTTACAACATCTACAACAGGTGATATAGGTTATAAGTTTACAACAATAACAGGTGATGTAACAGGAACATATACACCACAAATACCTAGTGGTTATAAATTAATAGGTTATTCACCTTCACCTAATTCAACAAAAGCAATAATACCTTTAGATACTGAAATTACCTATAATGTATTAGAAGATTTTACTTTCTATGAGGTTTATGGTAAATACCGACCTATAGATACACCATTTAGTATAAAACTTTATCAAAATAAAGCTGAAGCAAATAGAGTAGATAAAACAAATTATATCACTCTTGTTAAAGATGTGTTAGGTGTTTTACGTGAGTCAACATCAACAATTGATTTTTCAGTTGTTCTAGAATTAGATACTTTCCCTAATTTTAACTATGTTTACATAGAAATATTTAATAGATATTACTTTGTAAGTGATATAGTATCTGTTAATAAAAATATATGGGAAGTGTCATTAAGTTGTGACGTGTTAATGAGTTATAAAGACGCTATTAATGCTTGTACAGGTTTTGTTGATAGAAACGAAAACACTTATAATTTATTAATAGTAGATGATAAATTACCTTTAAAACAAGGACAAACAATAACTACTGCTTTTGTGAATAATACATTATTTGATGATATTCAAGGCACATATGTTTTACAAGGATTACTTGTTGGTCAAGGTGATGTTGTTACTCCTGAAACACAACCAACTGAAACTACAACGAAGGAGGATAAATAATGGCTACTGATAATAAATGGATTAGAGCGCAAACTACAGGTTACGATACTTCAATGAATGGTAAAGTAGTAATGACTCCATCACAGGTTAATACTTTGTGGACATGGGTACTGGAAAGTCCTATATCTTCAGCTATATTTGGTGATTATACAAAGTGGTGTAGTTCACTAATGTTTTTTCCATTTAACATATCACCTGATGTAACAGCAAATTATAAACTCTCAGTAATGGGTGTACAATCGACTGAAATTACTTGTAAAGGATTAATACCATCCAATGCAATATTTGGATACACTTTAGGTGAATACTTATATCCTTTACCTACTAAATATTTGGATTATGAACCTTATACAAAACTTGAAATATACTTACCATTTTATGGACTAATCAATTTAAAAATTAGTGATGTTGCCGGTAAATACATTCAATTTAGATTATTTGTTGATTATAATAGTGGAGTAGCACAATATGTTGTAGGAGTAAATGAAGCAAGTGTATCAAGTCCAAATGCTCCATATTGGATTATTACTGATGATACTAATACTAGAATAATTGGTACTTATGTTTTTAATTTAGGATATAACATACCTATAACTTCAACAGGAATGGCTGAAACAATACGTAATATTTCACTTGCTGTAATAAAAGGAACAGGTAATATTGCAAGTAGCTATATTGTAGATAAATTAACACCTAATACTACTACAAGTGCAAGTACTACAACTTTTACAAGAAGAAATCCAAAAACAGGTAGACAAGTGACAATGGGTACAAAACAAGAAGTTGAAACACGTGAAAGATATGATTATGGTACAAACCAAAGAGTAGGTACAGTATTTAATACAGCAACAAGTGTTCTAGAAGGTTTAAGTTTATCACCTGTTGTTGACAAAGCTAATAATAACATTATCAACAGTTCAACTTGTATGTCCGTTGTTATTATTAAAAAACAAGTAGTACCAACTATTGATATTACTAGTAGCGATTATCGAAAACTTTATGGATTACCTTTAGGTGAGTTTAAATTACTTTCTACAATCACTGGATACACTGAGATATCATCAATACATTTAGAAGGTGAAGGATTTAATGAGGCTACTCATAGAGAACTTTCTATGATTAGTGAATTACTTAATGGTGGTATTATTTTATAATGAAAGAAAAATATTACACACTTAATAACATTCTTACTTATAATGCTGATTATAATATAATATATGGTGAAAGAAGTAATGGTAAAACAACAGCAGTTTTGCGTTATGCTTTAGAAGATTATATAAAAAGTAATTATACCAATCAACTTGCGATTGTTCGTAGATGGGAAGAAGATTTTAAAGGAAAAAACGGAAGTCAAATGTTTGAAAGTATTGTTAATTTAGGATGGGTTGAAGAACTTACTAAAGGTAAATATAATGCTATCTATTACTACTCTCAAAGGTGGTATCTAGCATTTTATAATGAGGGTGAAAAAACTTTACAAGAAGAAAAACCTTTTGCCTTAGGTTTCTCAATTACTAGTGAAGAACATTATAAATCAACATCATATCCTAATATTAAGAATATATTATTTGATGAGTTTATCACAAGACAATATTATCTACCTGAAGAGTTCGTCAAGTTTCAAAATCTTTTATCAACTCTTATTAGGTTAAAGAAAGATGTTAAAATATTTATGTGTGGTAATACGATAAATAAATACTGTCCTTACTTTGCTGAAATGGGATTATCAGGTGTTAAAAAACAAGTTAAAGGAACGATTGATTTATATACATATGGTGAAAGTACATTAAGAGTTGCTGTTGAATATAGTGACTTTCCATCTAAGAAAAAAGCAAGTAATAAATACTTTGCTTTCAATAATCCTAAATTACAAATGATAACTCACGGTGGATGGGAAATTGATATTTACCCTCACTTACCTCATAAATACCTTCCAAAAGATATATTATATCAATTCTTTATTCTTTTTGATAATGAAAAATTGCACGGTAATATAATAAGTGTAGATGATACAATTTTCCTATATATTCATAGGAAAACAACACCTATTAAAGAGAATAGTGAATACCTTATCTATCAACAACAACCTGATTACAGGAGAAATTATAGAACCAATATTTTAAAACCTTATAGTAAAGTTGATAAATATATCACAAATCTAATAGTTAATAAAAAAATCTTTTATCAAGATAATGAAGTTGGTGAGATTATGAATAACTATTTGAAATGGTGTATTTCAGGTAAATAAAAAAGATAGTAGAAATACTATCTTTTATTTATATAACTTGATTTAACACCCATAATAAGTTTTATAAACTCATTATCTAATCCTAAAACATAACCGGTAGGTTCCATATGTACTCCTGATAACTCAAGATACTTTCCTTTATTGCCAAGATAATCTATTACTTCACCTTGCATTTCATCGTCAATATATGTATGGCAAAGTTTACCGCTACCTTGTTTTTTCACGCCATTATCATTATAAACAGGTGGAAACTCTAATTCATTTTCAAATGCTTTAAATATCTTATCATTAGTTTTAAATCTACTTCTAAGATAATTAGCACCATTACTTTTAGCAACTCCTGCTATAGTGATATTAATTTCACCGTTTTTTTCAATCATATACCTCTTAGCTCCTAAGGTTTTAAATCTATCATACATACCTTCATAGTCCCATACTCCTAAAGGCTTTTCAACACCTTTGATAGTTTTTGGTGAGGCTTTTTTAACATCTATGTTATAATATGATAAACATTTATGTATCTTTTCAGTAATACGATTATTATATTTTTCAATATAATCTTTATGTTTATCAATGTTTAAAACCTTGATACTATCAGTATCGCTGTATATGTAATCATTTTTAAACTCTAATATCCCAGTAAATAAATTACGTCTAGCGTATGCTGTAATCCATACTCCCCAAGGATAGTAAAGAAATCTAGAAAAACTATCATTATATTTTTTCAAGTAATCTTCAATTTGATAATTTTCTAATTTTTCTTCATACCATTCATCTTGTAAAGATAAATATTCGTTAATATCTCTACAGGGGTCGGTTACACACATACCATAACAAGAATTAATCATACCTTTAGAAACTTGATACTCAGCTTCTTTACCTTCTACATTTTTTAATGTAGTTTTATCAAAATATAACTTAAGTATCATCTCAATAAAACTTTTAGGTAAATACCTTTTGTAGAATTTTTTAAAATGTCTAATCTTCATAGAGTCCCAAGTATACATTTTTGATACTATAAAGAAATCTTGTTCAGTGAAACTTATTTTTAACAAGCTAGCTTCTACAACTCTACCATTATTCAATATATAGTGTTCTATTTTACTACATCTTGAAAATGATATGTAATTTTCAAACTCGCTTATTGCACGGATATTTTCAAACTCAATATCAAACATACAACAATAAGTTTTTAATAACTTAATAAATTGTTGTCCGCTTGTAATCTTAACAGGTATTGGTTTACTCATCGGAAACTTTTCACTAAGCATTACTGCTGGATACGAAGATGAAAAATCAAAACTGTGTACCTTTTCAACAACTTTCCCAACATAATTGACATTAGCGTGTGTAAATCCACCTGTATATGTTCTTTTAAGTTGTTTATAGTCATCATCAATATCAATTTTTAATAATCTCATTAAGTGGCTATATTCATATCTTTCTTCACCTTTTAAACACACTGTTCTACAAGCATTACGAACATATCCTGTTTTAGTTAGGGGTAATCTAGTAATATCACCTAATCTTTCTATCTCTTCTTGAATAAATGCCATCACTACTAAACCATCATTCAGGATATAACCCCACTCAGTATCCGTAAGGGGTGTTTGTGAATGTCTAATTAGTTCATAATCTAAGTCTCCAACTTTTTTATTTACTTTATATTTAGTAAGATTTTCACCTAATTTTTCTAGTGAATACCCCGAAAGTAAATAAGAACAGCGAAACTCTATACCTATTTCAGCTAATGCATAAAGAGGTTTCCTTGTATCAGTTGCAAAAACTTTGCACCAATCAAACATTTTTCTAAACCATTGGAACTCATACGCTAAATTATGCACATAAATTATCATCTTATTAATTATAGATAATTCGTAATATTCACATACTCTTTGTAGAACTTTGAACCATTCATTCCACGTTCTACCTCTTATACACTTTCCGTTGATTCCAAACACCCACGCATACATTGTGCAGTGTTTTTGGTTTTCTTCATTATAAAAGGAACTAGCTTCAATATCAAATACTGAAGCTACATTCAATACATTACAATTTCTTGTTACGATCCAATCAAAAGGCTCTAATAGTTCTTCAATACTATTAAAGAAGTTTTTTGAGTTAATCGGTGAGTAAAATTGAAAATTCGTCTTCATCGTCTTCACCTTCCAATGCTTCTAAAGTATCATATGCATTAATAATATCTTCAATAATTTCTTCTTCAGTTTTTCCTTTATACATCATATCAAGTATAGTTCCCCATACTTCATATTTATATTTCTCAAAAGTACCTGATGTTATCTCATACTGTTTACCATATATTTCCCAAAACTTTTTTTTCGCTTCAGGCGATAATGTTTTCAAGTTATTTTTTATAGGTTCTAATTTTCTTTGTACCTCTTTAGCGCCTCTAACAGTACTTGATTTTAATTTTTCTATGTATGATAAATCTCTATAAAGATTTTCTAACTCTTTTCTAGAAAGTTCACTCAGTCTTTTAGGAATATTTAAACTCCTATATTTTTCTACTGCATATTGAGGTGTTGTTTCTTTATCATATTTCTCAATACGCTCAATTCGTCTTGATATATTTTTAATAAGACGTCTAGTCTTTTTTCTAAGCGTCTTCTCGTCTCTAACAAAACTATTCATATTTTACCTCTAAAATGGTAAATCTTTTTCATTAAATATGTTTTCTTTATTATCATCACCAAATACTGACTCAAGTTTTGCTTCTCTAATTTGTTTCAATTCTTCTTCAGTATATTTAGAAAGTTCTTCAATTTCCTTAATCCATATTGTAGGATTACCTTGTTTTTTCACACCATTTTTATCAGTGTAGAACTTACCTTTTTCAATAGAAACCTCATCTATATTAATTGTCATATGATACATACCTTTTTCTTTAGGTGTAGTTAAACATTCTCTAGTAAACTTCACTTTAAACCATTTATTTTTTACTAATGTAGTAAAAGCTACAAATGCTTTTCCATCGTTCATTTTAATTTCCTTTGCATAAATTGTTAATTTTTGTGTTTTTTCCATAATTTTAATCTCCTTTATTTTAATATTTTTTGTTTTTCTTAAACACATTTCAAATTGATATAATCTTTTTTAATAACGTCCACGATTTTCACAAATCTCAATCACTGCTTTAATAAACTCAAGCTCAGCTTCATAAAGCTCTAAATCCTTTTCTTGAATGCTTGATAAGATATCATATATTTTAACATCTTTCAATTGATTAATTTTCTCATAGAGTTCTATTCTATGTTTTTCTAAGAAGTTTTTTAACGTCGGCTTTCCGTCTTTATATGCCATTATATCACCTCCTTCCTCGTTAAGAATATTCCATTAGGTTTAAAGATATATATTATATCTTCTTCCTTAATGCTTTCAAATGATTTAATATTATTAGGGTCAAGGTCAATCAATATTACTCTATCACCTATTTTTAAATATGTCTTTCCATCTTTAGTTCGAAATGTCATACCTGATTTTATAGCTTTTTTATCTTTAATAATTTCATATCTTGTATCTTCCATATATACTCCTTTTAATTATAATATGATTTAATTTAATTCGGATTTTTTATTTTAGGGTATTACTTTTTTCAAAGTTTTCAACCACTTTCTTAATATTTTTATTCTAAAACTTTTTCAATTTTCTCAAACACGAAACTTTTTTTGAAAAGTTTTTGTAGGGCTAACGGGGGTTTTGGCGAGGGTCGATTTTTTGACCTTCAGGTTTTGGCTTAATATTTATGTATTTACATATTTATGTATTTATGTATATACATATTTATGATGTCCCTTTCTTATTTCCTTAAGTTTTAGAAATTAAACAATTCTCTCAACTTGATAGCCGTGGCGCTTCCAGTCTTGATAAGTTTTAAGAATTAAATCTTCATCTAGTCCTAACTCATTTTTTGCGTTTTTCGATAAGTTGATAATTAGTCATTTTTAATACATCCAATATAATAAGTTCTTACACACATTAATTCTATACATTCTACACATTCGTTATTTTTTATTAAATCATAATATGATATACTTTTTTCAAGTTTTAATGGTATTAATGTGCCATCATAACTTTCAACATAGTAATTACCTTCATCATCAGTGTATATTTTTAATATGCTTTTTTTCATTTGTATCACTCCTTTTTTAATAATAATAATAATCAACATCTACTAAATCATCAAAATCATATTCTGTAATTTGGATTTGTTCATCATATCTATTAAATAATTTGATTATTAAATTAGTTTCAATATATCTATTTGGCTTTTTAAAATACCCTTTAGCGTTATTTTTAACGACTTCTAAACATTCATATAAATAATTTACTGATGTTAAATGAGTAATATAAGATAAATCACTAATATTATTTATATTAATAGTTTCACTAAATACAATCCACTCATCACCTACACCGCTGTTGGTGTAGCTGCCTTGTGAACATACTAATTTAGCGTATCCTCCTTTTGCAATTGTTTCTTTGATAGCTCTTTTTTGATTTGTGTTGAAATACATCATTT